TGTCGTGTTTGATGGCGCTCCAGCAGCAGCAGCAGCCGCGGCCATCGCGCCAGCGGCCACAGCGACGAGCGGCACAGCGCTCGCGCTCGCTACGACATCGGGCAACGGCGTCTATGTGAACCTTCCGCTGGTCCCGGCAGGATTGCCCGTCAGCGCAGGGAATATCGTGCGGGTCACTGCGATGGGCCCGCCACATGCGACGGGCAACACCACGGCTGGCTCGAATGTCATCGCCAGCGTGTCGAATACACGCGCCATCCCAGTCTCAAGAGGCTCGTGGATCTGCATCCCGGAAGGCGCGGGCTCCGGCGTTCCAGCGATTTGCCAGGTTACGGGCAAATCATCGAACAGCATCACCGTGACGCAGCAGACTGCGCCGACGGCGAGTGTAAGCGGTGCAGGCATATTCCTCATGGATGCGACCGGCACAACGGTGGTCGCTCGGGATGTGGCGGGGATTGCGGCGTTCAACGATTCCTATTCCGGTCTGAGCCGCGGCCTTTCTGTGACCAGCAATAATGTTGGCGACACAGGCTGGACCGTGACCATCGTCGGCTATGACATTGACCGGCAGCAGGTTACGCAAGCTCAAGCCGTCACCGCGAACGCAGCGGCCTACACCACGAAGACATTTAAGTTCGTCGCCTCCGCAACTCCAACGCATGGCGGCGGCGGCACCACCACGGGCACACTGTCGGTCGGCACGTCCGATCTGGTCGGACTCGCGACGCGTCTTGATAATCCAGAGGATGCCGTGATCTGGTGGGCAGGAACTCTGGTCACCTCTACGGCAAACGGCATTACGGCTGCGGATACGACAAACCCGGCGACATCGACATCTGGCGATACCCGGGGAACCGTTCAGCTATCGGCTACGGGGCCATCCGGCACTGGCGTATCGTCCAATGCGACGAACGGAACCAGGCGCTTGCGCCTCAGCCAGAAGCTGAGCCTGCGCAACATTATGTCGGCGACTCCTGCCGACCCGACGCCTCTCTCGGGAATTATGCCCGCCTAAACGCAAGAACCCGGCAGCCTTCCCAAACCGCCGGGCTTGCGCTGAAACCCATCCAGGCAGAGCGTTCCTGGATAAGCGCGTGATGCATGCCCGCGCAGAGCGATTCGCGTCAACCGCGCCCCTTTTAATCTCACCCACATTTCAGGGATTCATTTGAATGGCCAGGCCGATGTCGGCGAGCATTGTGCTCGCTGCCGCCAATCCTGCGGCAATCTGCGCATCTCAAACTCCCGGCTCGGCCGGTGGCCTAAATCTAACCGCTCCTGTCGTGACGCTCGATGTCGCGCGGCGCGTCCTGGTCACCACGGCCGGGAACGAGACCGGCAAAACCATCACGATCTCGGGCAAGAACTCGGCCGGCGCCCCGATCACCGAGACGCTCGCGCTCCCGAATGCCTCCACGGTCTACACCACGCAGGACTTTGCGCTGGTGAGTTCCGTATGGATTTCGGCCGGAGCCGCGGGTGCAATTCAGGTCGGCACCAACGGCATCGCCTCGACGCAGTGGCTGCGCCTCGATTACCTGGTGAAGTACTTCCAGGCCGGCATCGCCGTGAATCTCGGCGGCAACACGGCCAATGTCACCGTCGAAGTGACCTTGGATGAGGTCGACAAGGCGGCGCTGGACAACCAGCCGGGAAACCGAGCGGACAGTTCCACGGCCGGATTGCCCTATAGCCTCTATACTCCCCCTGTTCCCTTCTCCGTAAGCGGCATGTCGTCGCTGAGCGCTGATACGCTCGGCTCTCTCACCATCCCCTGTCGCGCCGCGCGTCTTACGGTCAACTCAGGCGCGACGGTCGGCGCCGTCCGCATCACCGTCATCCAGGCCGGGATCTGATGCGGCATGGTCAGCGTGTTTCGGAAGGCTCGAGCCAGGGCCCATAGCTACCTGGCCGCGCGCGATCAGCTCGTCTACACCGTGCCGAAGGTCGATGGCGGCGAGTGCGTCATCGTACACATGCGGGCCAGCAAAATGCCGCTGCCAGCCGTAGAGCAAGCAGCGGCAATCATCGGCGTCGATGCAGCGGACCTTGGGATGAAGGTCTTCGCCCCGCGGCGGCTGGCGAACTAGCTGTGAGTTCCGGTCAATTGCTGGCCGGAGCCGTAGCCTGGCTGCTGCTGCCAATCGCCCTGTTGTCCTGGTATCTGGGAAGGTTCCTGCATCTGCTGGCCGCCGTGCGGATGCGAAAGCGAGTCGAACATCGACCAGAAGTTCATCGGAATCTGAAGCTCGTAATCTTCAGCGATCCGGTGCAGGGCCGATGAACAGGTCTGGCAGATCTTCTCCCATGCCTGTTGGGGCTCTAAGCGCCCAGTCCCGTACTCCAGCGCCTGCACGACCTGATTTATCCCTCGCGTCCGTGCGGCGCTCCCTCTGCCAGTTCCAGTGCGTGGCCGACCCCGCGTGGCAACCTGCGTTCCGCCGCCCGCCTCCGCCCGTTGCCTGGCCAGTGCATTACGTTTTCGCGTCTGTGCTGCCTTCTTTCCACGGGTGAGGGTAGTCGATGATCGCGCGGCGGTCCTCTTGCCGCCACCCCGTTTCGTCGCTGCTTTTGCCAATTTCTTCTCCTCTCAATCAGTAATCGCGGCGTTCTGCGCTTCATGTGGAGCGCAAGTCAAACTTTTGGAGACACTTCGATGGCTAAAAAGCATCCCGGCTTCGCTGCCGTTCAGAACAAGATCGCGAAAAAGGAAGGCGTGAGCGAGAAAGCCGCTGGAGCAATCCTGGCGTCGAGCACGCGCCATGCCAGCGCTGGCGCAAAGAAGGCGAACCCGCACCTCAAGCGGGTGAAGGGCTAACGCACTCTGCTTCGGTCGTCCTGCTTCGGCCTCTCAAGCTTTTATGTAGGGCTGTTCTCTGGCACTCCTTGCTACAGAACTTTGCCTTTGTCGCCAAATGACGCGGCACATACCTCGTCGTTCCGCATTCAAGGCATGAGATATAGGAGCCATCCCGCTTCCTTGGGATAGAGATGGCGTTCGCGATCTCTGGATGTTCGGCCGCATGGCATTGGCTGCATAGAACTTCGATATTTGATGGATCATCTCTTAGTTCCGGGTGGCCGGAGTGGGATAGCTTGTGGTGACCCTGTAGGTTGTCCGTAGCGCCGCATTTCTCACACCGCCCGATCTCTTGAACGCGTCGCCTGATGATCGCCCTGACCCTATATGCCCGCTCTGAAATCCCACCCTTCCAAAAAGGGTGATTTTGGCCACGCATAGAACGTCCTCTGGCCGCCGCCATGCATTTATATGAACAGTGTTTGGCGGTCGCATCTTGTCCCTTCCGTCGCGAAAATGGCCCGCCACATTCCGGGCATACAAAACTGATAACCGTCCTGGGTTTTCGCGGCTGCAATGCGGCGGCGCATTTCCGGGAACACGCTACTGATGAACCGCATATTTGGGAGTTGAATCTCTCGAACGTGGATGAGCAAGCCGGACAAGTGAGTGTCGTCCTGCCGCGTTCCGCGACTCGTCTTACGTTCTTTGCCATGCGGCAAATAACTTACCCATTCACAACAAACATGGAAAGCATAATCCAATGGCTAAGAGCACCAAGAAGCCCATGCCCATGAAGGGCGGCAAGGGCAAGCCCGGCAAGGGCTGCTGAGCCTACCCCGAATCTGAATCAAGGAATCGCCGCACGCCTAGCGTGTCGGCGCGGCGCGCATGAGCGGTACATACTCCTATTCCCCGGTAACTGATGAGCTCATTACCGAGAGCTGGGAACGGTTGGGCAAGAGTCCTAACATCCTGAACGGGGACGTGCTTCGCTCTGCGCGCCGGTCCTTGCAGCTAATGCTTCTGGCCTGGGGGACCTTAGGAACTGATCTGTGGAGAATCGAGCAAAAGCTTCTGCCGCTTACGCCAGGAACTAATGCTTATACATTAGAGCCGTCCAGTATCGACGTGCTGGACGCGACGATCAACTACTACGGCCAGGACATTGTGCTCGCGCCACTGACCCGCGAGCAATACATTGCCATTCCGAACAAGGGAATCCTAACGCGGCCGACGCAGTTCTGGATAGAGCGCGTAAAGCCCGCTGTGGTGATGCATCTCTACCCGACGCCAGACCAGGCCTATACCATCAGCTATTGGCGCATCAGACAGCCGCAGGATGTGACGGCGCTATTCGCATCGCCCGATGCGCCTGTGCTGTGGGCCGAAGCTCTGGCGGCCGGGCTCGCATCGAGGCTCGCCGATAAGTTCGTAACTGATCCGCAGAAGCGAGCCGAGTTGCGGCAATCCGCAGCGGGTGCATATGCAGCCGCATCCGGCGAGAACCGCGAACGACCGCCGATTACCATTCTGCCGAACTTTAGTTACTACTGATGCCATCCAAATCAGCCGCTCAGGCAAGGCTTATGGCCGCATCTGCGCACGATCCAAAATTCGCTAAGAAAGTCGGCGTGCCAGTCAAAGTCGCAAAAGAATTTAATCAAAGCGACAAAGGCTCCGCACTGCTCAGCCGCGCGATGAAAGACGTGCGGCGCAAGAAGAAATAGCCGTGGCGAAGTTTAGCAAATACGGATGGATCAACCGTAATGATCCACAAGCAGCAGGCCGGTGCGACCGCGGCGGCGAAATCCGCAAGCGCTCCGAGCTCCACCCCGAGATGATCTGGGCAGGCAATCGGCTCCAACACAATGGGTTCTGGGTTTGCGAAAAGCACATGGACCCCCCGCACCCGCAGGACAAAACCATCATCCTCAAGCCAGACCCAATCCCGGTGCGCGATCCCCGGCCCGATATCGACGTGATGGCGGCGCGCGGCGATGCGCCGCTGCAGCCGTCAACGCCGGTCGGCGGCGACACCAATCCGGTCACGTGGATCGAAGAGTAGGCCCGTGCAGTACCCCGATTACGTGGCCGCTCTCGGCGCGCTCCTGAATCTCGACCCGAACCAGGACACTGACTTCGCCACATTCCTGCCACGAATAATCGAAGGCGCAGAGATTCGCTGCTACCGCGATCTCGACCCAATGGCTGCTCGGATGGTCGACTCGACCGTGGTCGCCGGCGGCTACTACATGGTGCCGGGCCCGCCCGGGTGGATCGTCGGGCGCCGGGTGCGCGTCATATCGCAGGCTGGGCCGCCGTGGGCGAACCTGCTGCGTCGCGACGACTCGTTCCTCGATGAATATGCGCCGGACCCCACTCAAATCGGACAGCCGAAATACTGGTCCG